CACCTGAACCGGAGATTTGATATGAAGAAACTTATTGCACTTATTGCGTTTGTTCCACTTATTGCATTTGCTGGTGGCGAGATGAAGAAGGTCTGCCATGTGGATGCCAAGACTAAGAAGGAAGTCTGCAAGACCATCAAGGTACACAAGAAGCTGGAAGGCAAGAAAGTGCCGGGGCAGAAATGAACCCGTGGTTTCTTCTGGGTGCTGCGCTGGCTGTAGCTGCTGCTGGTTCTGCTGGCTTGTACAAGGGCAGAGACATTGGCATGGCAGAGGTGCAGCACCAGTGGGACAAAGAGAGGGCGGCACAGGAAGCTGAGTATGCTGCGGCACAGGCTGCTGCCCGTGAGAAGGAGCAGGCATTGCAGGCTGGTGCTGACCAACTAAGACAGGAGAAGGATCGTGAGATCAGTAATCTTAATGCTAGGGCTGTCGCTCTTTCTAACAGCCTGCGGGACCGTCCGAACCGTCCCACCCCCGAAAGCAGTCCCGTGTCCAGTACCGCCAGCGTTGGATGCCCCGTCCCAGTATGTACTGGAGCAGGACTTTCTAAAGAGGATGCAGAATTTCTTGCAAGGGAAGCTGCCAGAGGGGACGAACTCCGCGCCCTCCTCAAGCAGTGCCACGCCCAGTACGAAACCCTAAGAAAGAACTGATGCCTTCTCTCCCAGCATGGGCTTGGTATGAAACAAGTCTTTATGTTGGGGGAAGGTCTTCTGCCATAGCCGAGCATAGAAGGCGATGTAGTTGTTGCAGATTTTAAACTCCTCGCCCGTGGTTACGATGTAAACCTCCCACCGAATCCGGTTGATGATGAGCCAGTGGCTGATCCTGCTGCGTCCCTTTGCGATTGCTTCAAAAGAAAATTTCTGGAAGTATTCCCAGACCATAGGGTTCTCACGGTGGTAGTCTTCCCACTCTGCTTTACGCTCTGCGAATGTTTTGTTCATAGCTTATGCCCCCTGATCTCGCGGCAACGCTTGCGCTCCTCCGGTGTGATGTCTGGGCTTATCTCCGCTATCGTGCAGATGTTGTGCCGGACTGGTGGGTTGACGTTCACCCTGATTAAGCAGTACAGCAACATTGCCCATGCTGGTATCAGGCATAGAAAGATTGCGTATTCTTTTAGTTTCTCCACTGTATTCCTCCACTTGGCGCTTACGCCAGAGACTCATTTCAAATCATCCAAGTCAGCAAGGTCACGGGCATAGCGATGCACTGCCAGTATTGCGGACTCGACTGTGTTGACTAACTCCACATGACCTCTCCACCCGTAGTGCCAGATTGTTTGGTCTGCTGTTAGCTTCTGTTCTGATGGTGACTTGCGTCCGTCCTTGATCTCCAGCAGGATGTTGAATCCTTTGTATCCCACCAGTAGATCAGGGCATCCCTTGCCTACTGCATGAAGATGCTGGACGGAGCAACCCATATCCCGCAGGGCTTTGACTATCTCCTTCTGATTTTCATCGACCCTTGCGGCTCTCATACCACTCCTCTCGTTTAGAAACTACTCCATCCTTTGCAGGGCTGTACGCATTGCAATCTGTGTCAGCTATGATCGACATGAATACAGCCCCTTCCCTTTGCAGGTCTGCTGTCATGCACCTGCCGTACCCCACCCGTGCATGGGAGGGGTAGTCCTTCATGTTGAAGTTAGTACAGTGCAGGCAGCGCATTGCTTTTACCGTAGAAGCTGGGTGATGATTTGTTCTTGCAATGTACACACACCCATCGCTTTGTCCGGTTGCACTTCTTCCAGTACCCGCCATCCATCTCACGCTTGTTGTTGCATGACGTACACCAGCGCAGAGTTTCGTCTTTGCCTTCGGTCATAGGAGAGCCTTGATATCACGGATTGGTATCTCATACTTCTCGTGAACTTTCAGGATGACGGCTGCGGTGACTGGTCGTCCTGCCCTCATCTTGCAGACGGAAGACGGCACAATATCGAGCGCCACTGCTAGTGCATTGTCATTTTTTATACGAAAGTTTTTTATCAAAAAATCGAATAGTCGATGAGAAGGCTTCCTTATTTTTTCTGGTGGATATTCTGTATTCATTGATTGTTCTCCTGACATCTGTCTCTACTGCTGGGGTTGGGATGAAGCGGTTCGGGTCATTAGCGATTTGTTCGCTGATGAATTTCTTCCTGCTTCTCAGGTACTCTTTGGCTAGTTCAAGCTTGACGTTGTAGTCCATTGTCGCTCCTTGCGTTGTCGGTTTTGCCTTCCTCTTCCTTCATCTTCCCTCCGAGGTAAGCAAGCCGGGTTTGATAGGCTTGAGTCAGGACCACCCTGACCAAGTTGTCTAGCCGCTTGATGGTCGGCTCGTTAGCTTCCCGCAGTTCTCGCAGCTTGGTCATCCGTGTGCGCGGCGCTTGTTTGCCTGCCTGCGTGACCTGATCGGCGAGCTTGTTGTACTCAACCAGCCATTGATCCATCGTGCTGTTGGATACGGGTTCCTTCCCCGGCACAAAGAGAGGCCAGTCGGAACCAGTTTCCTGCGCCACGCTTGGACTAACGGCTTCCTGTACGTCCACGGGAGCAGCGTCCTGAACGATGACAACCTCCTCAACCACGACTGCCTCCTCTGCCTCTGGCTCCTGTGTGTCGGCATCTTCAATGCTCTCTGTCTCAAGTACCTCATAGGTTTCCTCTATTGGTTTCGACAATTCGATAGCATCCAATGGGTTCTTCGGGATGTCTTTGATGGCTGGCTGCGCTGCCTCTGGGTAATCCTGCGCTTCCTCTACAGTTATCAAACCTTTAAGTGCGTCAGGGAAAGAGTCACGCAGGGCAAAACCTCTGGCTCTCATCTGGAGCATACGCTTTGGGTACTGGGTCCACGGTCCCTGCTTACCCCAGAGCCCTGCCCGCTTGGCATCCTCAACTGAGAACCGTGCTGTGACGGGCTTACGGTTTTTCCTGTGGGCGATACAGACTGCGACAGGGTTCGTTGTACCTTCGCCCTCAAAGAACTCCTCCACGCCCTCACAGGCTGGGTGTGACTGCACCAGTGCCATCGCTGCATCGCCGTAGACTGACGGCTTGCCATTGATGACCGAGATGTTTTGCAAAGCTTGCATCGGGGCAAGACCGATCTCGGTTCCCCATTGGATAGCGACCAGAATATCCAGCGGCTTGCCTGCATAGTTCTTCGGGACAAGATTACTGTTCGCCAACTCGGAAGCAAAGTCCTTTGCCTCTGAGAATGTTGTCGGCAGGAATCCCTGTCGTACTGTTAAGTTAGTCATTGAGGAACTCCTGTAATTTATTAAACGCTTCTCCACGGGGGGTTACTTCTCGTCTTTCCCATTGCCCAATGGAGGCTGGAGACACTCCCAGCATTTTGGCAAGATCGCCTTGGCTTAAACCCAACTCGTATCTTTTGCTTCTGACTTTAGCCATTACACTGCGAAAGCCTTCATCAGAAAAGTCCGTCATAACAAACCCTTTGGCCGACGAGGCCAAAATCCTTTCAAGTATTTTTATCGCCAACTCGGTAGCGTTCTGGCCCCCGAGCTTTAATACCTCAATGGCAAGTTCTATTTCGCCTTCTAATTTACGGCTCATTTAATCTCCTTCACGGTTAATGATGACTGACGTACTGAGTACGCAGCCTTGCCTTTGACTACACGATCTTGTGTCGCTTGGTAATTCCGCATGGGCCAGCTTACTTGGTAACTTCCTATCGTTGCTTTACTGGCCGTCTGCATTGCTTCTTTGATTCTCTTTTCTCTATCGTCGATGATAGATTCGCACTGCTTTATGTCCTGCTTGGCTTCGATAATGTCCCGCACCCACGTTTCATACTCGCCGCCGAGCTGGACTGCCGCCTCTTCTCCCTGTCCCCATGTTCTGTCGGCATCAGAAGAATTGACAGGTGGATAGTATTCAATATGCCTGTCTGCTTTCCAGATGTCAAGTCTACGTTGAAAGTCCAGAGTCGCATCGGCGATAGCTCGGAGGGTTCCTTCGTGGGGTTTGAACAGGAAGATGCGTAGCTCTGTGCCGCGATATAAGACCGCCAGAGCGCCCCATTTGGCACCGGTGATATCCATCTGTGCCTGTAGCTGGATCGGCCCTCTGTAAAGCGCAGGGCTATGCTCTGGTGCGACTGAGGTGAGCTTGGCTTCCAGTATCCCGCGACCCTCTAGCTGGATGCTGTCACCGTCCATTACCATGATGCCAAGATCGGGGTTATTGTGGAGAATTACCCCGTTGCCTTCTGCTGTCGCATCAAGGCTACAGGCCAGCGGCAATAGCTTG